CATCCCCGCACCCCCGCCCGCCGCGCGCAAACCGCATCAATCCAAGCCGACCGCGCCGGGTCATCGTTCACCCGATCCTGCGCCAGCGCTTCCGCCCGCGTCATCGGCGGACGATACTCGCCCGTATCCACCGGCACTTGAACGGCGTGCGTTGCCATTGGGCGGCTGTTGCCCAACATCGTCCGCATGGTTGCGGCCCCTTTGCGCCCGGCCTCCGTGCGTGCCTTCGTTGCGCACTTTGCGCACATCTTCGCATACCTGCGCTTCTGTTCAATCTGGCCGCCACAGCCGCACCAGCGGATCTCCTTACGTTCAGCGCGCGTTGTCTTGCGGCATAGAGCACAGCGGGCGTAGCACATATCGCTCTGTAGCAGCACGGACCCGCACGCGCAGCGTTTGTCTGCCCGGCACGCTTTGCACGTCCCGCGCCGGCGCTCGGTCCATGTGAGCATCATGCGCTGACACTGCGTACATGGCACCGCGGATTTAGCGCGTAGTTGGTCTCTTTTGACCGCTTGCCGAGCGTTTCCGCACGGCTTGCATGTACTGTTGCGCGGCTGGAATTTATCAGCCAGCGTCGGTATAGGCGCGCCACACCGATTGCACGGATCGCCCGGCACCCATGGTTTGTTTCTCATTTCTCTCCTCTTTCGTTCAGGCCGTCGGCATTGGCCTGGTTAAAATTTCAGCCCCGCTCTTTCAGCAAGGACTCTAAATGCATACGCACCCTGGAGTACCACGACGCCGTTTCCACCGGCGCGTAGTCGGTCCACCCTGGAGGCAGCGACATCAGCCAATCCACGAAGTTCGGATTCAACCGCCGGCGCGAGGTCGGGCCGCTCGGCAAGGATTCGCTGCCATGCGTCGGCGTCTCCTGGGCCGGGTGGAAAGAGTGGCGGACCTGATTCTCCAGCCCCACCTGCCGCTTTCCCTTGTCCGTGGCACCGTTCGCAGCCACATCCTCCGGTTTCATCGTCCGCCCGCCATTCGGGACGTCGGGGGTCTTCCAGAGCGTCACATCGTCCGCAAGGTTCGCCCCGCCGTGCTTCGTCCCGAAGCGGCCCACCCTCTCCGGGTTGCCGCCCGCCGCATCGTGGGCTTGCGGGGTTGTCCACCATGCCGCCTGCTCGTTCAGATCGATTGTCCATCCCTGCTCCAACTTCCGCGCCGTCCGCGGCGAATCCGGCGTTGACGGGTTGTGGTCGTCCCGGCAATTCGGCGTAGCCCACTGCCGCGTCGCCCCCGTCAGCGAGTCCACCGCGCCCGGATGGTTCCCGCAACTCTCCGAGTCCTCGCTGCGGGGCGTGGGCCAGTTGGCCGCTTTCTCGCGCAAGTTCTCCCCGAACTTGCCGTTGCTGTAGCTCGACGTGTTGCAATCCGGCGTAGGCCAAGGCGTCGAGCCCGCTGTCGGATCGATGCCATTCTCCCGTTCGTGCCGCTCCATTCGCTCCCAATATCGTTTGCTCGACTCCCCCGGCAGAGGGGTTTTGTACGCTGGCCGCTCCTGGGGCGTATACGGTAAGCTCTGGCCGGAACGCCAAGATGAAAGCCCGGTCGCGTCGATGCGGGGCGCCAACATCGGACGCTCGAATAGTTCCCCATTCCGCATTGAACCCGAGCGCGGCAAGTTCTCGCAGTACGGTTCCTCCTGTTGGAAAAGCGAGAACTGGCGGGACGTTTTCAATAAAGACCCATCTGGGCTGAACTTCGCGAATGATTCGGACGTACTCGAAATACAGTCCGCTGGCGTCTCCGTCGAGCCCGGCTTGTCGTCCGGCAACGGAGAGGTCGGTACATGGGAAGCCTCCAATGATGCCGTCCACTCGGCCATTAAACGGGCGGCCGCCGAAGGTTCGCACGTCAGACCAGATAGCAGCGTCTGAAATACTCCCGTCTTCAGCACGCGCCGCCAGGATTCCGGCCGCAGGTATTTCCCTCTCCACGCGGACGAGCGTGCAAGTTCCTCTAGTAGCGATATCGACGGCGACGTCAAGCATTCCTGCGCCGGCAAACAAACTAATCGTGGTAATTTCAGCCACACTTTTTGCTCCCTTTCCTCCCCCGTGTCGGCAAACCGGGGTTACTGCTGGTTCTTTATTGCGTCCCGTTCATCGGCCTCGTACTGCGCCCCTTCCACCGCCCAGCGCTTGCGTTGCTCGCGCGGCGCCGTGGGGTACTCCTCGGCGTAGACGCGCTCCAGTTCGGCGATGCGGGCGAGGGCCGGCGGTTGGCGGGTCATGCGCGGCGCTCCTTCTCCCACTCGGCCTTGCAGTAGTCGAGGAACGGCCCGTGACCGCCCCATTTCCGTGACAGGTATAGCCGCCCGAGTCGCAGCCAGCCGTCCGGTGTGTCGCCAAACAGCCAGCTCAGCAACTCCAGCGCGTCAGCGCCCCTCACCTCCGCCGTCACCCGGTCATATGCGGTAGCCTTCCCACCCCGCAGCACCTCCGCCGCGCGTGCGGGGGTCATGCGATCCCCACATATTTGAGCGTCAAGCCTAGCAATGCGACCAGCCCAGTCAGCAACACGACAACGCCAAATAATGCAACCACGATGAGAGCCATCGCCTCCCAGCCTTTGAGCAAAGACCCTTTACTCACGCCACCACCTCCACAACCCAGCCCCAGCGCCCGTTGCGCTGCTCGACTTCGGCGCGGGTGATGGTGGCCTGCTGCCCGCAGGTGTGGCGCTCGGCGAGAATGATTCGGTCTTCGGGCTTGCCGTAGGGGCACTTACCGACCAAACGTGGATGGTCTCCGAAGTATTGCGCGTCCCATTGGTCAAAGACGTCATTCCAGACGACGCCGCGCAGCTTCCCGCCGTTGCTCCCCGAGGCGTCCGGCTGTTTCCGCATCGCCCGCCAGAACCGCCGCTCGCCGTTGGTGTAGGCGGCGGATTCGAGTTTAGTGAGTCGTATGGTCTTCATGCAATCCTCCCCCTCTTCCCATGCTCCCGTGGTGCCGTGTTGCGCTCGATATAGGCCAGCGCTTCGGCGGGCGTGTCGAAGTGCCGCGTCTCCTGCTTCCCGCGCTTGCCGGGGGCTTTGTGTGTCACGCGGACGGCGTTTTTGAGTTGCTTGCCTTGCTTCATGCAATCCGATCCTTTCTTCGCTCGATGGCGCGGAGGGTAAGCCAGCGGCGGTCTACTCGATTCCACGCAGCAGACACGTCCCTCCAGCCGTTCTCGCATCTGGAGTTCTCAGCCTTGCGCGCTCCCAAGTAACTCTCCCGCGCAATCGCCAGCCGCTTGCGGGCTATGCGGACTCGGCGGATCATGGACGGCCTCGCCAAAAAAACCGCTCGTTCTGCTCTTCCTGCTGCCCGGCCATTCGCTTGTCCCCTTTGTGTATCCAAAACCGCTCGAACCCCAGTGCCCATATTTGCGCCAACTGTTCCGGCGTTGGCTGCATATCAAAGGGTTCAAACTGGTATGCCTCGAACGAACGGTCGTAGTAATCGTATGTGAGCCGCCCGCACTCGGTCGATCCGAACACCGTTTCGAGTGCGGCGTAGAGTTCGTCTTTGAGCTTCGAGGTCTGTTGCTGGTTGTCGTATAGGCGGTCAGCGAGGATCATTCCGCACCTCCCAGGTACTCGGCGTTCGCGGCAGATGCCCATACTTGCCACAGGCCGATTGGATTGGACAACTCGCCTTGCCCCGCGTCGATTCCTTTTGTACATTCGTCGTGGACATATCCATTCTTGACCGCAGTGATGCGGTACTCCTCGTTAAATGACATCCGCCACCGATCCCCAGCCCTCGGCTTCGCCAGCGCCTCAGCCTTTGTTCGCATCGGTGACCTCTGGCGCGGCTTCGACGGCGGCGATGGCGGTGTCGCCACTACCCGTACGTCGGCCACCTGGACGGAAATACCACTTCGCGCCTTGCGGCCAGTTCCAGCGTTCAATCATCGGGTTACTAGTCCGCTCCACCTTCTCCCAAGCCTTCGCGCAGCGGGCGAGGTCGGCGATGTCCTCGGCTTGCAGGAAGTTGTCCAGCCAATATTCTGGCGACTTCAAAGCCGCCTCACACTTCTCCGCCAACTCCTCCAGCCGTTTAGCGTCCATCGGTGGTCTCCTTCTTCATCGCGTCCATCACGCCACCTCCGCCGCTAAATACTCGCGCTTCCGCGCTTCCCGCGTGATCGCCGCGTCCCGATTCGCCGCCGCCCATGCCGCGATGTAGTTCCACACCTGCGCCCGCGTTGGCTTCCATTTCAGGTAGGCGCCGCCGCCCAGCAAAAACAGTCCAATCGTTGCTATTTCCATGTCCCTCTCCTATTCCGCAGCCGGCCGCGTCGTCTTGCGGCCAAATTGGTACTTCGCTATCTCTGCCAGTGGGCAGATGTAGCGTTGCAACTGCCAGGCTTCCGTCCGCGCTTGCGCCGCCCATGCTGCTGGCAGCGGCCCGCGGATCTTCCGCCATCGCCACGCGGCCATATACGCGCGGTGGTGGCACCGTTGGCACTCTCCGCAATGGCATGTTTCGCGTGGCATAACTCTCCTTTGTTTTCGGCGGGCCAGTGTCTCCCCGGCCCGCCTCAAGAATCCAAATCCAACAGGTGTATTCAGTGGTTTATAAGCTCAGACTGCCTCTTTTCTGGAGGTCGTAGCCGCCCCCGGTCTGCCGTCCCGCGCGGATTTCCGAGATCGTGCGCTGTATTGGAACGGCAGGCCGCGGGCGGTTGCCCGCGGGGTCAGAATGGCAGATCGTCGTCACCCACCGCAAACGGGTCCGAGTTGGCCGGCCGCGCGGCGAAGGGCGAAGCTGTTGCCGACGCCCGCGCAAATCCACCGCCGCCGCCCACCTTCGGCTTGCAAACCACCTGCGCAGACGTGTCGCCGTACTGGTTGACTTCGGCCATGACTGACGCCTGCTGGCCGATGAACGTCTTTTGGATGTGCAGGAGCCATGTCTCCAGTTGGACTAAGCCATCCTCCGTGCAGCCAAACTGCTTGCAGCGGATCTGCGCGGCCTCCCACTGCGGAACCTTGCTCGCCGCCTTGTCGTCTGGGTTATTGACGAGCGAGTTGGTAAGCCACCAGACGCCAGTAATCTTGCCACGGTCGGACACTTCGACGGTGATCTCAAGGCCCGGAGTGCCCTTCTTTTCGGACTTGATGTATTCGACTCCACTAATCGAGCCCGTGTACCACGCGCCGTGCTCAAACATTCGCCACCGCCACGGGTTCGCGCATCAGTTCGGCTTCGAGAGCGTCGAGCGCGGACGCCGATTTACCCGCCACGCGCTGCTGCTCCGTCTCCTGCACGACCATCTCCAATGTCACCGGTTCGGTCGTGTCCGGGATATCCATGCCGAGCGTAGCGGCCGGGCAGACGCGCCGCTGAAGCCGCGTGATGCACCGCGCGAACAGCATGTCCATGGGATTCATCTTCCAGTTTTCCTTGCCGTCGAGCTTGCCGCGCTTCGCGTCGTCCATGGTGTAGGTGAAAACCTGCGGTTTGCCGCCAGCATCGAGATAGGGTTGCCCGTCCTTCGTGGCAATCAGCGAGCATTCGCCCATGTCATGCTTCGCAAACAGCCAGTGCCAGCCGTGCCGCTGAAGCAGCCCAGCGCGCAGGCTTGCCCGCATCGCCACCACACCCTGAATGACATCGAAGCCATTCAGCGACGTGTCGCGGTCCAGCCCAAACGCCCGCCCAGCGGCCATCCGCATTTGCACCTCGTCGGCGTTCTGGCACCCCGGCCGCTTGCGGACGTGGTAGGCTTGCGCCCGGTCCAGTAACATGCGCTCGGCCTCCTGGCGCATCGTCTGGTCTGTCACCCGATCTAATAGAGTGGCGATGCGGTCCATCTCCGCCACTTGGCTCATTTCACCGGCTTGCGCCGATGGCTGTGTCGTACTCATTACCTTGCTCCCTTGATTTTGAAAATTCGCAACGGCCTCGAAACCGACCGCTTCAACACGTCCGCATATACTTCCGGGTACTTCGTCTTCAGCGCGTCAGTATCAACCCGCGAAGTTTCCACCACCCGAAACAAAACCCGCTCATCAGCCGACGCCCGAGCCTGCTCATTAACGCCAATCAGCGCGTCAATCCCCATCCGGTGCGCCTCGTCCTCCGCGCTTTCGTCGCCCGTGCGGAGAATGTCGGCCATTTTCTCCGCACGCTTGATAAGATCTTTTGCCCGCTGATACTCCGCCACCAGCGGTGCCAGCCCATCGATCTGAACCAAGCCCTGATCGCTCACAACGGACCATTCGGCGAGTTGGCAGCTAGGCTCCCACTGGCAGGACTCGCAGCGCCCGTCGCGCTCCTCCAGCCATGCCGGGGCCGTCCGCTGGTCTACGTGGTGCGACATAAACCAATCGACCTTTTCCGCCACGGCCGCCATTAGATCCGGCCGCGCGTCAATCTCGAAAAGGTCGATCTGATCCGTTTCCCTGTTGAGCGCTGCGAGGCACGCCCAGGAGCGCTTGAGCACTCGCATGTACCACTGCACCTGCATCAGATACCCGAGCGGCACGCCGTCGCGCTTCCAGTCCCAGTAGGCGCGGTCGCTCACGGTCTTGATTTCGAGCACGCCCGGCCCGCGCGGATGCCCGACGATCTCCCGGTCCACCCGTTGCAGCTCATGACCGCTAGCGCTGGCCTTCTTGCGCCGGATATTCCAGCCAGTGCGCTCTTTTACGTCCTCGGCTACGCTATCCTCCATGCGCTTGCCGCAGACGATGGGCTCGGTCATGCGAAATTCCCGATCAGGCGGCGCCCCGGTCTTCTGATACCACAGCCGCCGCGCGCAGCCGTAGGGCTCAAGGCCGAGGATATGTTGGATGTCGGTGCCGCCGATGAAGCCTTGGCGCTGTGCAGGATCTTGCGAGATTTCCGGCACATGTGCGGCCAGCGCATCAAACCGCGCGGCGTGGACGAAATCAGCCATGCAGCACCTCCCACACCCACCCGCCAAGCGCCAGCGCAAAGCAGAGCCAGAGCGCGAGAAAGATAATCTCCGGCGTGTCGTCGCGGCGGCGGGTCATCGGGTCACCGCCTTCCAGATCAACGGCACAATTACCAGCAGCGCCATGCCGCACACGTACCCAGCCGCTATCCATGACTCGATGCGCTTGCGCCGCTCTAGTTTGCCTATGCGGTTCCCGAAATCAGCCAACGCACTTGCAACGGTCTGCGCTCGTCTGTTATGTAGTGCAGCGTCGGCCTCGATGCGAACTAACAGGCGTTCATCTAATGCTGCCACCATCTGCGCCGCTTCCGCCCGCCAATTCGCCCGCCGTTGGCCGCTCATCGGGTCACCGCCCACGCCACCACCCACACCAGCGCAGCCGCCGCCGCGATCCAATCTGACCGACGCTGCAGCGTGCGCAAGTCTTCCGGCCCGCCGCCCCAGCCGATCATGCCGCACCGCCAGCGTCCACAAACGCGGCAATGACCGCTTCCCAGCCCTGACCGGTGCGCCGCTTCAGCGACCGCAGAGCTCCCCAGTAGTCACCGCAAAGCGCGGCGTGTAATTCGTCGGCGTTGGGCTTCACAGCGCACCTCCGTTATTCTGAACCATGGCGCGCGCCTCTTCAAGTAGCACCTCAACCGCGTCAAAGTCGCCGCGATCGCTGGCGCGAATGGCCCGCGTCCAGAGGTCGTGATACGCCGGACCGGCGTCCATTTGCTTCATCAAGCGGTCGTTCAGTTCCCCCGCGCGCTTTGCCCCGGCTGGCAGCGGTAGCGCGGCGGCGTTGGATGGATAGCGATGTGTTCCGTTCATTTTGCCTTCTCCTTTTTGCTCGCAACACCCCAAGCCCACTCAATCAGACGCCCGGGGTGTACTCCAAGCTCTTTAGCCCGCGTAATGATGGACGTGTGAACGCTTGACAGTATCGTAATTTGTACCGCCTTCCGCTGCTCTTGTGTGGTTCCTGTGTTGCTCACAACCCAACGCTAACCCACCCAGCCGCGCCGGTCAACACCAAACCGCACGCAGCAAAAACAAACCGCTATATAGCACCCGTAAACGAGAAAAAGCCGCCCCACCAGTTACGGTGGAGCGGCTTTTGCCGGTACATCAACGAACGTCGTGCCAGCCGGTGCCTTATCCAGCCCCCGCACCAACCCCCAGCCGGTCCCGGTGATGACGGGATCGGCGATGCCCTCCGGCCAATAGAACGTGTCGCCTTTGCGGCCGTAGCGGCCTACGAAGCCGTCAGGGACCACTAGTCACGGAGGCGAGCTGGCTGCGGGCGATGGCGTCGCCGTGAGGCCGGTGGGAGCAGCTGGCTGGACCAGTATGGCTACAGGCGCAGAGGGCACGGATTCAACCCCCGCCACCAGCGCCGTGACGCGGTAGCACCAGGTTCCCGGCGTAGGAGTGTCCTGGTAGGTGCGGACAGCCAGCGGCGCGGCGTTGACGCGCTCGAAGCGCGAGCTGTCCGAACACGCGCCCGGTGCCCGGTAGACGTGGTAGGTCGTCGCAGGCGGGTTGATGGCGTCGAGCCAGACGAGAAGGACGGTGGCAAGTAGCATTACTCACTCCTGGCGGCAGCGCCGCGTTTACTGGGCATACAGGCCCTCTACTACCATTGTGACGTAACCGGAAACACCAGTCATATTGCACCCGTAGCCGTAATGGCTGGCGGTCAAAAAATCGGTCCTAGACTGCTGTGAGACCTGCGTCCAATTGATTCGATCAGTTGAGATTGACCACGTGCGATTGGTATTGTCGTCCACTAACCTAACGCTAAACTTATTGCGCGAAGTCGCCTGCGCGTAGGCAATGTAATTTGAGTTCCAGGTCGTCGCGTTCGTAAGTTTGGTCATGTTGAGGCCGATGTAGCTTTGCATCAGCGTAATGACTTTGTTCGATGCGGCGGTGGTTCCGTCCGTAATCACCAGCCCGCATGACGACGAACCAACGGCTCCAGCCTGAGACATATCGAAGTCTAGGATGATCGTGTACGGGGCGGTTGGGATGGCTTTGATAGCGGCGCGGATAGAGTCTCCACCTGTCGGAGATCCTGCGTCAAACAACACACTGCCAGTGGTGGCTGTAACAGTGGCTCCGGTCCCAAAGGTGGTGCCGTTGCTCCACGGCAGAGTCGGAATGTACTTCTGCCCAGACCAATAAGCGTACGAAGTCCCATTGCAGTGCGCACTGTAAATGGAGTCAGTTAACACGTATTGGTAATTGGTGTTGCTCCCACCGCACGCCGGAAGCGAGGCGTAGGTGGTGCGCAGCACGCTCCCGCCAGACGCCGCTCCCTGCGCCACCCAGGTATTCGTGGACTCGCACAGGTACCAGCGCGAGCCCGTCGTCGCGTCCGTGTCCATATACGCGTCGCCGACGGTGCAGGCGCCGGGAAGGAAGATGCCGTTGGGAACGCGGAGGGTTTTCGCGCTGAGGTTGACTGTCGAAGGTAGCGACAACGTTACCGCGCCCGTACTCGCCGACGCCGTGATTTCATTGGCCGTTCCGCTGATCGTGGTTGGGAGGGCTGTGCAGGTTTCGGAGGCCCCGGAGGCATCGACGCCCAGCGGGAAGCTCCCCGCCGAACAGTTTGCCCCGTTGGCCGCTAACGCCGTGGCCGTGGCCGCGTTGCCCGTCGTGCTGCCCGAGGTACCAGAGACATTACCCGTCACGTTACCCGTCAGATTGCCTGAGAACGTGCCCGTCGTCGTGCCCGGCAGCGTTGGGCTGGCTGGAATCGATAGCGTGATGGCGCCGGTCGAAGCGCTGGCCGTGATCTGATTGGCCGTGCCCGCGATGGTAGTTGGCAGCGCCGTGCAATTCTCCGCCGCGCCCGATGCGTCAACACCTAGCGGGAAGTTCCCCGCGCTACAGTTGGCACCGTTGGCGGCGAGGGCGGTAGCAGTCCCGGCGTTGCCCGTGATCGTGGTCTGATCGCCCGTGTTGGTCCCGCTCAGATTTGAGCCGGTGACCGTGCCAACAGCCGCAACGCTCGATGGCGTGATCGCCCCGAGGGTCAACGTGATGGCCGGGGTGGTCGTGGCATTCGCCACGCTGCCAGAGACGCCGTTGGCCGTGGTCACAGATACCGTGGTGACCGTGCCCGAGCCACCGCCGGCTGCCGTGCAGCTTTCCACGTTGCCGCTTGCGTCGATGCCAAGCGGATAGTTACCAGGCGAGCAGTTTGTAGGATTTGACGCCAGCGCCGTCGCTGTCGCTGCATTGCCGCTCGTGTTTGCGGCGTTGGCCGGGATGTCGGCCGATGCCAGCGCGCGGAACGTCGGAGTTGCGGCGCCGCCCGAGGTCGGGCCAGCAAACACTTGATTGGCCGTCTGCGTAGCCAGCGAGATCGCAAGCGTGCCGCTGGTGGTGATGGGTGAGCCCGTCACGGCGAGGATAGACGGCACGGTTGCCGCTACGCTCGTTACGGTGCCGCTACCCGAAGAACATGAACCGGGCTCCCAGGTGGTGCCGTCGTACACCAGGCAGCTTCCGTTGGACGCCCCGCCCGCCGTCAATTGAGACGGCTGGAACATGACTGTTGGAAAAGGTACGGCGGTGGCGCGCACCTGGTAGAGCTTGGTATCGCTGGCTTCGACCGTCCACACCTCCGACCAAGCCGCACCCTTTGCCGGCTGGAACCGCGCGGCGTAGCTGGTGCCCGCGGGCGTGATGGTGCTGTTGGCGTAGAGCGTCGCCGCAAAAGTGCCCGCGCTGGTCGTCGTCGTGCAATCGGCACCCGTGACGCCGAGACAGTAGACGGCCTGCCAACCGGTCAGGCTGGTGGTGCTGTAGTACAGCGGCGAAGCGTTGCCGGGAGCGTTGAGGGTTACCGTCACGCGCCCGGTGTACGAGCCGCCGCCGACGGCGTTGGTAAGCGTATCTGACAGGATTACGGTCTGGCCGTAGGCGGCAAGCGCGCCAAGGAAAAGTAGTACTTTTTTCATGGTGTTTTTTCTCACAAAAGACTTGACACGCGAACGATAAGCGCTTATAGTTAAAGTATGAACAGCGCAGACAAAACCCAAATCACCTTCGCCTCCGGCGCGACGATTTCCATGCTGGCCTTCACTGACAACCACACATTCGGAATTGCCTTCCAGTGCGAAGGCGCCGGGAAGTTCACCAGAGCCTGCGAGGTTAAGCCGCTTCGCCTCGCCGCCAACCCGGCTATCGTCGCCAGCGTCGGCCACTTGGCCTTAGATCAGGACAAGCTCGATATGGTTAACGCCGCTATCGCTCAGGTCAAGACCGGCCCGGCTTTTGCCTCTTACACTGCCGCCCAGGCTGCAAAGGCTGCTCTCCGCACCGCTGAAGCGAACCGCCCACGCGTTATCGGCGCGGAATAACAACCACAGGAGATAGAGATGATTACCGTAACTTTTTACGGGTACACCACCCGCACCGACACCCTGCGTAAAGCGCAGATGATAGAATCCCAAGCGCGGCGCGAAGCTGCCGACCTTAACGGCGATATTGACGCCTGGTATTACGCCGGTTGCCCGATTGGGCTCCGTTATGCCAAATGGAAAGCCACCCGCTAACCCAACCCCAACGCCAGCGGGCGGCGTAGCCCGCAGAGGAGATGACATGACACGCAAACTAAACATATCCGCCGCAGCCGCAGTTGAAGCAGCCGCCAGCGTCAGAGACGCGTTCGCACCTGCCGACTACCCCGGCGTTGCCGCCGCCTACGAGTTTATTCGCGAGGTTTGGGCGGACACTGAAGACCCTCGCTATCGACAGCTACCGGCTTCGCCAAACGCGACTTTTGCGGCGGTGTATCAGGGGTTGATCGCATGACCACCCCGAAACACCCCGCCGCCGTCGCACTCGGACGGCGTGGCGGGCTGGCTAAGGTATCCAAAGGCCCCAACGCCGCCAAGACGCCGGAACAGCGCGCGGAGTGGGCTGCGAAGATGGTGGCGGCGCGGAGGGCGAAGGCTACCGCAACCGCTCCCACTCCCGCGCCACCGCCCGCCACTGCTTGAGGTCGATAACGCCGACCTTCAGGCGTTCGACGTATTCGTTCCAGAGCCCGGCGAACCGGTTCATGGCTTGTTCGCTGACGGGTGGCGGTTTGTCCGGATCAGCGGCGGCCAGAAAAAATAATGCGCGGCGGGTCATTTTGTTATTGACAGCAATGCAGCGTTGGTTTATAGTTAAAGTATGAACAGCGCACTGCAAACCACCCAAGACGCAATCAACGCCGCTTACGCCAAGTGGCAGCGAGCCATTGAAAAATACGCCAACCCGCTAATCACCCCGACCACGGCCAAGCGCTATCTGCGCGCAGCCGAACAAGCCAAAGCCGCGTACTTGGCCGCAAAGGCCACCCGCTAACCCCCCACCCCAACGCCAGCGGGCGGCGTAAAGCCCGCAGAGGAAATGAGTATGAATACCCCATTTGCACGCAATCACGAAGTTAAGGCCGTCAAGGCAGGCAAGCAGTTACGCCAGCGCTTCCATTCCAGTGAGGCTTGGATCGGCAAGGCGGAGATAGTCCGCACCTTCAGCCATGACGGCGAAGATCAAACCGGAGTATTCCCATTCGTGACGCCATATTGCGCCACTCGCGAAGAAGCCGCGCAAGAACTAATCTCCGGTCTGGATCGGGAGCTGTCGGCATGACCACACCCAAAAACCCCGCCGCCGTCGCCTTGCAAGCCCTCCGCAAAACCAAAACCGGAGGGCGCAACGGAGGCCCGCCGCTGCGGTACCCGCGTTGCCCCTGCGGGCTTATGACAGCCGCGCGGGCGTTGCAGCGGAACCACCGTTGTTAGCTACCACAAAACCGACGCCTTGACGCCCGCCTTGTGAAGAGATTCCAGGCGGGCGAATGCTTTATCCCGCACGGTCAAGAATGGATTCGGCACCGCGGCGCCGCTCCTTGGGTCGGCTACGATGGAGCCGTTCTTGTCGATGTTGTCTTGCGCCGCTCGGTACTCGATAAATGAGTCAGCGTACAAACCGGCCTTTTCAGGCCGGTTCTTTTCTTTCAGTAGTGCCTTGACGATTTCTTCGCGCGTCATTTTGCCCACACCTTCAATTCTGCCGTGAGGAACGGCTTCAACTCTTCGTCCGAAAACAGACAATGCGCGCCTGTTGCGTCCTCGACTTCGCGCCGCGTGTACTTTTCGCCGAGCACTGGCAGTGAGTTCTCTATTTCTTGAATCAGCTCAAACGGCCCGGCACCTTCCGTTATATCCAATTGCTCGAAGCGCGGATTGTGGTTTAGGTTCATGGAGCCGCGGATAACCACCTGGTGCGTGCCGTTGTCCAGTGTGGCAATCTTCGCGTGATTCAGCACGACGCGAATAGACTCAGGCCCAAACTTTTCCTTCCAGCGAAGCATGAGCGCGCCCTGCTTTTCGGCCTTGTCAATGCTTCCGTCCCGAAAGCTCCGCGTCTTCGCCACCTGTTGTTCGCCGGCCCGGTCAATCACCAGCAACGCCTCCGTGATACCGCCGGCCCGTAACAGCCACTCAAAGGTCTCAATCTCGTAATCGGCGATGCACCACGTCCAGATCGTCAGCCGTGACGGCCCCATTTTGTCCAGGCAGTGCCGCACGCAGTCGATCATGGAAAACTGACCGCGCGTCACCGCAAAAAGAGACATATCCTTTTCGATCTCGCCGATACACTCGGCAGCCGTCCGCATTGCCTCCACGCACTTGCGGTCGCGGGTGATTGTCCGTGCTGATTTAACCATGTCTAAGTATACAACTAAATACCTATGTTTTCAATGGTTTATCAATACTTTGTGCCACAAAGTTGCCCCGCCGTTTCAGCGCCACCAGCGCCGCCGCAACGTCGCAGATCCACGCCTCATGCGTGGCGTCGGTGAGCCCGGTGCGGACATGTAGCAGCTCGTGGCAGATGATGAGCTCGGGGTCTTTGTGCAGGCCGCGGCGGATCTTAACTGTCCACTGCGTCGCCCGGCAGTCATCAAAGTCAGCACGCGCGTCATCGCCGGGGATTTCGGACGCCGGGACGATGAGCAAGCGCGGGCGCTCGGTGATGCCGAGGATTGCGGCCCACTCGCCCAGCAGCAGCGCCCAGCGTTCGCGGGTCATAGGATCACCCGGTAGTGCGGGATGGGCACCACGCGGGCGCCGTTGCGGATGCGGAACGTTTTGCGCTCCACCTTGCCGGCCAGCACGCCGGCCTTGATGATCTTGTTGGCTTGCTGGATACTGAGGCCCGCCGCTTCGGCGTGCTGCAGCGTGGTCCAGTAGCCATCGGGCGGGGTTTCGATGCCGCCGTCGGCCAGCGCCGCGGCGAGGTCGGCTAGGAGATTAGCCATCGGGGGGACTCCTTCGCGCCGTGTGCACAGTTCCATTGGAGTAGCTGCATCGTGCTGTCGTTGTCCGTGTACTCGCCGTAGGCAATGCCGTGATTCCACGCGAGAGTCTGCCGGCGCCGCCGCGCGTATCCCATCGTGCGCGGATCGCCGCCGGTACCGACGCATACGCCCCAATGCCCGCCGTGGTTACGGGCGCGGAACGTGTGCGCTACGTGCAGATGCGCCATGACCACATTCCCGCCCATCATTTCGACGTGATCGCGGAGGGCGTTGATATTGTACATGTAGCCGTGCCCCATGTACATGTTCCCCACGCGAATCCAGCCGCGCTCAATGTCGTAGGGGTGGATCTTCGCCCCGGCTTTTTCTGCCGCCGCTTGCATGTCGGACCAGAGCCGGCGGGCGAGTTCGGCGACGATAGCGGACGGGTGCGAGAGTAGCTGGATAATGCGGTCGTCGTGGTTGCCCAGTAGCCAGTCCGACGGCTCCATTTCGGCGAGCCACGCCAGCCCCTTGTTGACATCCGGCTCCAGCGGTTCGGCTTCGTCCTTCGTGCCGCGGGCGCCGGATCGCAGGGCGGTAGTTTCGAGGAGGTCGCCCAGCTCGATATGCCGCGCCGGGTGGAATGCCGCCTTGAATGCTCGGACGTTGCGCTGGTATTCGGCGCAAGCGTGGGTAGAGTGCAGGCACCCAGTAGCCATCCACCGCTTCCACACGCGGTTTAGGTTGGCCATTACTTGCCCCCGTGATTCGCAACCCACGCAAAAATAGAGCCGACTATCGCGGCTGGTATCGACGCGATCAGCGCCACGAATTTCCATGCGCCTCTTGCTTCCGCCCGGTCATTTTCGAGGGATGAAAGGCGGTCTTCGGATTTACCGACGCGGCCGTTGAGGCGCGCCAGATGTTCAACGATTGCGCGCAGCTGTTCAGTCTGAACAGCCTGAGACGTGGTGAGGCCACTCACGTCCCCGCGTACATCGTCAAGAGTAACGGCGATGCGTTCGAGTTGTTCCAATGTATTCCCCTGCATGTGGGAGTCTACTTCTCGGGCGGTGGTGCTTCCGGCTTGATGGGTGACTGTTTGAGATAGCCAGCAACGGCCACAGCGGCCCCAATGGCGGCCTTGGCGGCAAGTTGCTTGGGGTGAGTGGTGCCGTCGAACATGAGCGCGTCAGAGGCCGCCGTAGCGGCCCCACCGAGCGCGGCGGCGAGAATGGCTTTCCATGCGGTGCGCATCGCTTATGCCTTCTCGATCAGCTTTTCGATGGCCTTTGCGGCGCCGGGGATGTTCAGGATTGCCGAGCGCCAATCGGTCGCCAGATCGGCCGAGACGCGCTTAAACTCCTCGACACTGCCGCCGCCGAACATCTGCGCCAGCATGGCCAGGTTGTGCCAATCACCACCGGCGAAAGCGACGAGGTTGTATTTCTCGCCCGGTTCCAGCGCCAGTTCTTCGACGGGCACGTAGTCCGCCGCTTCAGAGGCCGCCATTCCGTTTGCGTGCAACTTGCCCACCGGGAAGCCGAGCGCGCGGAGTTTGTTGCAGAACTTCTCAGCGGCTTCGACGGTCATGTTGTGCGCACTGTTGGTTGCCTTGTAGGTCATAGTTTTTGCTCCGGTTTCTTGATGTCCAGCGGCCCGTATTCGCGGGCAAGTTCCTTGATTTCCGTTTTAGCGGGCGCATCCAATGGTAGGAAATACGGCCCGCCGATCTTGTCGCCGTCGTCGGTCGTTGCCACTACGGCAGCGGTGCGGAGTTTCATTTGTCGAGCGCCGCCAACGCCCGATCAACGTACCAACGCGCCTTTTCCAAGTCCTGCCGCATGGTGCCTTTGTCCTGGCACCGCCATAGGTACTTCATCGCGTTGCCGAGGCAGTAGTGCAGCCCCCAGCCGTGATCCTCGATAATCTGGATGCACTCCGCGCGGCACCCGGTGTAGTGCGGCGGGTGGTTGACGAGATCGACGGGCGCGCTCACTCCTCCACCGCCCGGTACACCTTGACGGCCACCGCCTTGTACCCCACGCCGTCGAACTGGACGAGCGCAATCAGCCGGCCCCAGGCATCGCGGATGAGATCGGCGAATTTCTGCACGCCATCGACCGTCACGCGCACCGCGTCGCCTTCGCGGATATGGACGAGTACCTGCGTCACCTTGCCCACCGGCCACGGAAAGTCCGGCGCCTGCGCGCGGAGCCGGTCGAAGTCGATGCAGGATACCTGGACAAGATCGATGTTCGGCGTGGGGTTGCGGTCGTCGGTGCCGCAGATGGACTCGCCCCGCAGCGCCACGACAGCCAGCAGAATAGCCGGGATCAGCTTTGCGGAGATCACTTCTTCGCCTCCGGTTTCGGTGCTTCCGGCAGCGCAAGGAATGTGCCGTCCTGTTGCAACCGGCAGCGGTCCTTGGGAATATTCCGGTCAGCGCAAGCCTCGGTCAGGATGGCGTCGATTTGCTTGTTGAGTTCGGCGACTTTGGCGGAAAGTTCCGTCAGCGCCATGCGTTCGGCGGTCTTCAGTGCGGGCGTGGGTTTCGGCTGTTCAGCCGCCCCGGCCATGCCCATGGCCAGGAGTGCGAGTAGGGTACGCATAAATTGAGAATACCAAGGAGTCTAGCGGCGCATAACGCCGCCGTTACTGTTTCCGCGCGTGGTGGATCAGCTAGCAAGTTCCACCGGTCAGGATGCCGCCGCTGAAGATCAGCGTGCAGGTGCCGGTACCGGCGGAGTCGCGCACGGTTTTCGTCGCCGATACGCCCGTTCCGCCGCTTGGGGCGGTGATAGTGCCGCTGATGTTTGCGTTGACCGTGGCGACGTTGGACCAGCGATAGGACGTATTCCCTAAGGCATAGAGATTGTTCGTCGTTGGCAGGATTGAGCCGGTGATACTCGTGCCACTCTGAAGCGCCAAAACGCCATTGAAATCGGCGTTATAGGTGGCAATCGAGCCCCAGCGAAATGACGTTGTTCCGTTGACATATGTGCCGTCGCTATTGGGGATAAAGTCGTTGCCAACCGTGCCCGTCACGGACAGCGTGCCGCTGAATGTCTGCGTGCCGCTGAATGTCTGTGCGATGTCCGTGGCGGCGATGGTGTAGCTATTATCTTGCGGCGTCAGCGTGCGAGTAGTGCCCGTGGTCAGCCCGTCCACCTCAAACCGGAGTAGCTTGGTTGCGTCTGCCGAGCCTTTAACGAGGCTCGTGGTGTCAATTACGGGAAGCGTAGAGCTTCCGCAGCCCGTACAGGTTCCAGTGATAGTGAGATCGCCCGTGATCGTGGTAAGCCCGGCTGAGTCAACGCGGATACGCTCAGTCATCACGCCGGAAGTGCTTGCGGTGCGCAACAAAATGCGGCCAGGGACAACCCCAGATGACACGGTTCCATCTACTTCGCCCATGACTTGGGCGGCCCTTTGAAATGCCGTCCCGTCACTGCCCCTGAACACAAGGAAGCCCAGCGTCTCGCCGCTCACTACAGCCGCTTGCGTGCCAATTGTGCCCGAGCCGGACTTGTTTAAATCGATGACTCCGCCGTGCCCGTCCGTTGCGCTCCATGTGTTGATCGCCATTCCTGCAAAGTCGCCGCTATAATTGACATCGAGGTTCTGTCCCAGTCGAACGGTAGCCGATGCCGCGCCAATGGTTGCCGCGTTGAAGTTGCCGCGCACGCCGAAAAAGTCGCCGTACTTGTAGGTTGCGGATCCAATGGAGCCGTTGCCAGAGAACAGCGGGACCATGGTTCCATCGAGAACGCCGTTGACGAATGAGAACGTAGCCGAGCCAGTGGCGGCAATGCTGCCCAGAATCGTGACGGCCTGGTTTTTGATGGTCAGCGCGTCCTGATATGTGCCGGAGCCGGTGGCGGTTTGGATGGCGAATTTCTCATCTGTGAATACTGCCGACTCGTACCCAGAGCACACCCGCGCGGCTCCATAGATAGTGCTGGTGACGGTATCGGTAGAGGCGAGCACAAGGCACGCCGGATCATAGAACCCGCTGTTGTTAGTCTGCGATAAGGTGAGCTGGTTCTGGACGCTAGCGATAGCCACCG